GGTTTTCCTTATGCTTACCCTGTTTATGGTAACAATAACGGAAATGGCTTCTTTGGTGGAGATGGTATATGGGCAATAGTATTACTAGCTTTGTTATTTAATAACGGAGGATTTGGTGGCTTCGGTGGTGGTGGCTACAATAATGACTTTGCTTGGCTATCAAATGGTCAAAAAGACATAATGACTAACACTAATAACGGATTCGATACACTTCATTTAAGTAATCAAATTGAAGGTGTAAGAGACGGAATCTATGGAATCTCAAATCAATTATGTAATTCAACAAGCGATATTGTAGGAGCTGTTAATAACGGCTTTGCCAACGCTGAAACATCTGCTAACGCTCGTCAAATAGCTAATATGCAACAAGCATTCAATAGTCAAATTTCTACTCTTCAAGGTTTTAATAACGTAGGAAGTAGATTAGATGATTGTTGCTGTGAAAATCGTTTAGGAATTGCTAACTTAAATTCAACTATCTTAGCCGAAAACTGCGCTGATAGAGAAGCTTTAAGTAATGGTATTCGTGATTTAATTTCAAATCAAACAGCTAATACCCAGAAAATCCTAGACCAATTATGTCAAGATAAGATAGACGCTAAGAATGACGAAATAGCTCAATTAAGGCAAGAAGTTCTATATGCTAGAGGCCAAGCTTCACAAATAGCACAAAATGAACAAATTGTTAATAGAATCTATAACGAGTTAAAGAATTGCCCAGTAGGTACAACCCCAGTATACGGAAATCAACCAATATTCACTTGCCCAAATAACAATAGCTGTGGCTGTGGTAATTTTGTAACAAGTCAATTTATTTAATGCAATTAGTCGAATACGACAAACCTGATTACAGGACTTTGCTAATTCTCGTATGTGAGGAATAGAAGATAGGTCTTGCCTATCTTTTTAATTTATAAAGAAAGGAATGAGAAAATGATTCAAAGTGTTCAAGAACTTCCATTAATATTAGCTACTAATACTAGCGATATAACTTTTTCAAATGATGAACTAAAAACTAGGAGTGCTACTTGTCAAGGTTGGTTAAATCATAACGAAGGCACAGCTCAATATACAATATTAGGCAATTATAATTGTAATCAATCAAACGTATATAGAGTAACTTTCAACGCTAATGTAACAAGTGCTGAAACAGGTCAGATCGAAATAGGTTTAAAAGAAAATGGCACACCTGTGGTAGGAGCTAGCGCTAATTCTGTTGTAGCTACAGCAAATGAATATAACGAAATATCTTTTACAAAAGTAATAAGATTATGCCCTCGTGAAAACGTAATTTTAACAATAGGCTCTATACCTGCCGTATCTGGTGTAACTTCTGCTGTTGAGACGATTGCCCCAACTATTAAGAATGCTAATTTAATAATCGAAAAAGTTAGATTTTAATGAACTCTGTTAATAATATATCTTTGCTATTGCAAGCTCTAAGTTTGCAAATTTTATTTCAAGATTATAATAACGCAGACTTAATGCAAGAGTTACAAAAGCAAGATAGAGAGTATTTAGAAAAGATAATAGAGCAAAACAACGAAATATTAAAACTCTTAAAAGAAAGGAGCAGTTAAATGGAAGATAAAGTTATAGAAAAAATGGAAGAATCAATTAAGACTTTATTAGGTCAAGGGTTAACAACAGCTAATGTTGATAACTTGCTTAAACTATCAAAAATTAAACATATGGCAAAGGAGGACAAAAATATGAATTATAACGGAAGAGGCCCAGGTTATGATACTTATGGTGATTATTATAGAAATTATAGAGGCTATAACGAAGACTATAGAGCTAGAGGTCGTGATATGAGATATAGAGGAGACGACGCTATTGACAGAATGAGTGGCGAATACGGAAGATATATGGAATCACGTTCAAGATATGGCGCTGGCGAAGAAACTGACAAATCATACCACTATATGGTTAAGGCTTTAGAAGACTTTATAAAAGTATTATATGAAGAAGCTGACACAGAGCCTCAAAGACAAATGCTTAGAGAAACATTGCAAAGAAGTATGAAATAAAATGAGATATTATTTTTATAATGCTAATAGTCATAACAATTTTATTGATGACTGCTTTCCTAGAGCATATTCGATAGTAATGAATATAACTTGGAAAGAAGCATATAAAGAATTGTGCAAAAGTGCAATGGAACAAGGTCAAATGATGGACAGCGCCGTTTTTGTAAGAAGTTTTTTAGATAAAAAATTCAAAAGAATCCCATATATTGAAACATATATAGGTGAATTTGCAGAGAATCACCCTGTTGGCAAATATCTAATAACTACTAACAATCATATAACAGCGTGTATTGATGGCTATATTATAGATACCTGGGATTGCACTAGCAAAAGAATCGAATATATTTGGAAAATATGATATAATTTATATAGGGAGTGCCGTAATCACTCCCTAATACTTTATTACGGGAGGTATTTTTATTATGAACAAGAGAGTTGATATGCAAGGAAATAAACTAGCACAAAAACACGGATTGTCAAAAACAAGATTACATAGAATATGGCATAGTATGTATTGCAGATGTTATTATAAAAGTACAAATCAATACAAAAACTATGGTGGCAGAGGCATAAAAGTTTGTGATGAATGGCAACATATGGAAGGATTTATAAACTTTTATAATTGGGCATTAAACAATGGCTATAGTGAAGAATTAACATTAGATAGAATTGATAATAATAAAAATTATTGCCCTGAAAATTGCAGATGGTCAACGCCTAAATTTCAATCTAATCATAAGACTAATAATGTTTTTTATACATTTAAAAACAAAACAAAGACATCAAAAGAATGGTGTGAAGAGTATGGTATATCGCAAACAACACTTAATGATAGATTGAAAAGAGGTTGGACTTTTGAACAAGCTTTAACAATACCTACAAAAGGCAAATATAGAAAAGTAAAGCTCGTAAAATAGAGATGTATTTACAATCTCTGTTTTATTTTGTTATATTTTAGTTGGGTGTATGTATGTGAGAATAGCCGTTGATAAAGATTCTTATAACAAAATTAAAAAGAAAAAAGATGTAGAATATATTTATGTTTTTGATGAAGAAAAATTAGCTACACTTAAAAACATAGATATGAGATGTATTCATAAGGATTACATAGACTTTGTTGATATTAATTTAACAAACTATGAAATTGATAGTATAAAGAAAGCGACAATAGAAGAAAAAGATTATGATGTATTAAAAATAGACAACTATAAGTTTGCAATAATAGTGCCAAATTGTAACAACGATAGAGGAGATTATAAAGGCAAAACATTTTTGAGAAATTGTATAGAATCTATTTTAAATCAAACATACAAAAACTTTAGCTTAATTATTGTTGATGATTGCTCTACAGATGATTCAGTAAAGACAATACAATCATATAAAGACGATAGAATAGAACTGATTAAAAATACACGCAAAAGATATAATGGTGGCAGTAGAAATGTAGGAATCGAAAGAGCAAAAGAATTAGATGTGGACTATATTTGTTTCTTAGATAGCGACGATTGGTGGAAACACAATCAAGTTTTAGAAAATATTAACAAAAGATTGCGTAATTGTGAGATGATGTTAATAGGCTTAGAGCTTATTGATAAAAACGGCGTGTTTATGACAAAATTTCACGAATACGATAACTACAAAGACTTCTTTTTAAGCGACAATAAAGTTTGGTGTACTGCTTGGGCAAGAGTAATAAGAAAAGACAAAATAGTTTACTTTTGCGAAGATACGCTAATGGAAGATAGAGTATGGAGCTATAGACAAGCTGATAACGTAGATTTAGATAAAGTTGTAAATCTTAAAGAAGTATGCTACGTATGGAATCGAACTAACACGACTAATAGTGTATCGCTAGTAAGGAATTATTATTGGGACGCTTCTGCTTATTGTCATATAGGCCACCAATTACAATTATTAGGACAGCTAAAACACAAAGAGATGATTCCAATATTAGAAAAAAGAATTAAAGAGTGTATAAAAAAAGTAGGCAATAACATTTATCAACAATATTAGAAGGAGGAGTAATTAATGATAAAGTGCGAAGTTATTGAAAAATTTAATTTAAAGGATTTTGCTAAACTTAAAAACATTAAAAGAGTTGCAAAAAATGTAGAAGGGAAACTATTTGTAGGAGATACTTTTGAATGTGATGAAGCTATGGCCGATTATTTGACAGGCAATAACGTATTAAAAAAAGCTGTAGTTAAAGTTATAGAAGTCGCAAAAAAAGAGACAACTAAAGAAGCAAAGATTATTGAAGAAGTTATAAAAGAAGAAAAGCCAAAGAAAAGCAACAAGAAGAAAACAAAGTAATATTGACGCAATACTACAATGGTAGTATAATACAATTAATTTAAAGGGAGTGATTATTGTGGCAAACGAAAAAGGAGTTTGGAGAACAATCGGTGGCCGTAGAGTATTTATTAAAGAAGGCCAAGACTTAGCAAGTGCTATGAAAGAATCTGGCAAGTTTAAATCTGCTAGGAAATTTAGCAAAAGAGAAGAATTAAAGAAAGATATAGCTCATCAAGTAACAGAAGCTGAAAAGAATGGCAATACAGCACACGCAGAAGCTGGTAAAAGAGAACTAGAAAGATTAAATAACGAAGAAAAAGAACAAGCTGTAAAAGATTATGAAAATGGTAAAATTAGTGCAGAAGATGTATTAAATAAGTTTTATGGCCAAGAAGATAAAATGAAAGAAGCTTTTGAAAAAATGGGTTATACTGCACCAACAAAAGAAAACATAGACAAAGCAAATAAAAGACACGAAGAATTTATGAATAACTTAAAAAACGAAGAAGATTTCCAAAAATGGAGAAAAAACAACGACGCTAATGGCGAATGGACAGATGAAAAAGCTAGAGAAATATATGAAAATTCTAAACCTGTTAAATATGACATTAAAACAAAGAGTTATGAAGAAGTGTCAAAAGAAGATTACAAAGAAAAAACTTGGAGAGATAAAATTAAAGATTCTAATACAAGAAATGAAATATTAGATAAAGAATTAGATGAATCAACCAAAAGTAAGGCAAAAGAATTTTGGAGCAAAGAAGATTCCAATGGCACAGACTTAAACAAGTTTAACGATAAAGCTAAAGCTAAATTCGGCAAAATAGATTACAACGGAACTGGTAGAAAAGTTAATGAAGTTGAAATTGAAATGGAACTTAAAGACGGCGTATTTAGTGCAAGTGGGGCTATCAAAAATGCAAGAGGCACAGATTGGTTGTCTGGTGGGCAAAATATAGATGAGATTGCTGATTTAATGAAAGGCAATAAAGATGTTCAAGAAATTCGTGATTTATGGCATAAATATCATTTAAACGATATGCACGCTGGAACTGAAAAACAAGAAGAAGCGTTAGAAAAGTTTAAAGGCGAAAGAAAAGCAATAGCTGAACAAATGAACAAAGGCAAACAATATGATTGGCAAAAAGTAGACGAAAGGGATTACGAAGTAACAAAGAAATTATTGGAAAATCATAACTTATTAAAAGACAATGGTTATGAATACGGCACTAGCTGGTTAAAGAGAGAAATACCAGATGATGATAAAAAAAGAATCATAAGTTTGATTAATAAATATAATGGCAAAAGTTCAAACACTGAAACATCAAATAAAACTACTAATCAAACAATGAATGAAACTTTAAGAAACGCTTTTAACGATTATAGAAAAAAGCATAAAAATAGTAATATGTCATTTACAGAGTTTATGCGAATAAACAAAAAATAAGAGCTAAATGCTCTTTTTTTAATTGCTTAAAGCTAATGAAAAAGCTTATCTTGACAGACTAAATAAAAATTTATTATATTTTATATGAGCTAGAAATAGGCTTAAATTTTCAAATCACACGTCTTCGTGGGACGAAAAACTAACGATAGGAGGAGAAAATAGTAGATGAGAGAATTTTTAAAAGGTTTGGAGTTAGACGCAGAAACCATTGACACAATAATGGCAGAACACGGAAAGTATTTAACTGGCTTAAAGGAAAAAAATGATGAGTACAAAGATATGATTTCTAAGTACGAAGATGACATTAAGCAGTTAAACAATACAATCGAAGAAAACAACAAATCGCTAGAAAACTACTCAACATTATCAAATGAAAACAAAGACTTGCACGCTCAACTGCAGATGAGAGATAGCAACGTCAAGAAAGAGTTTACAAAATTCGTAACAAGCGAAGTTATGAATCAAGTAGACGACAAACATAATTTTCAAGATGTACTTGAAAGTTACAAAAAAGAGAATCCTCAATATTTTGGAGATACTCAAGTAAAAAAGGTACAATCATCACCTAGCTTAACAGGTGGCGTACCACAAGCACAAACTACAAATGATATTATGAATGATATTATAAGAAGTGCAACTAAGGAGTAATACTTACTAATCATAGAGGCTAGAAGGAATTTTAAAAATGGCTATGATTACAAGAAGCGACGCTGACGCTCTAATCGAAACTCAAGTAGCTAACGAATTATTTGAAGGAACAATTAGAAAATCTAAAGCGTTACAATTATTTAGACGTTTACCAAACGCTACAAGCGATAAAACTAAACTAAGAATATTAGATAGTTTACCTGTAGCATATTTCGTAGACGAAACTACTGATAATGGTAGAAAAAACATCTCAAAATTAGCTTGGGACAAAAAATTTATTAATATTGCAGAATTGGCTGTAATAGTACCTATCAAAGAGAATGTATTAAATGACAGCTCTATTGATATTTGGGCAGAAGTTAAACCTAGAATTGAAGAAGCTTTTGCCAAAAAAATCGACAATGCTATGTTCTTTGGTGTAGACAAACCTACTGATTGGAGAAAAGGATTAGTACCATCTGTTATTGAAGTAGGAAAAGAAGTTGACGAAACTGGTCATCTTTATAGCGACATCAATGACGTTATGACAGAAGTTGAAGAATCTGGTTATGAAGTAAATGGTTTAATCGGAGGAGTTGGACTTAAAGGAAAATTCCGTATGATGACAGATACTACTGGTCAACCATTAAACACTACTGAAATTGGTAGCGTTAGACGTGAATTTATGGACAATGGTGTTTGGGACAAAACTGCTTCTACTTTGATTGCTGGTGATTTCTCACAAGCTGTATATCAAATTAGACAAGATATTACTTATAAAGTATTAGACCAAGCAGTTATTCAAGATCCTAGTGATGGAAGTATAATGTATAACCTTGCTCAAGAAGATATGGTAGCTCTTCGTGTAGTTTAACCTTTCTCAGGACTACCACACAAGAGATTGTGTGCAGAAGTAAAATGATACTCGGTGAACTGCTGGAACCCTAAGTCGAAAGATATGGCAATCAGCAACCAAGCGTAAGTTTAAATGACTTACGAAGGCTCAACGACTAGACATTGAAACTCTTAAAGAGAATATAATATGTCCACGAGTGCCGAGCCCCTACTCATAAGAGAGGGTGAAGATATAGTCTGGACTTATAGGAAACTATAAGAAGTATGAGATAAAGAGCTTATACGATAACACAATAGATGAGACTTGGTTGGGAAATTCCTAATCCTGTTAACGCAGAAGACGAATCTGATACTAGATTCCCATTTGCAAGCTTAAAACCAGACAATACTGCAAGTTTATAATTAAAGGAGGGCATTTATGGAATTTAGTGGACAATACCTAAATTACGAGGAATACAAGTCTTTAGGTGGCACTTTAGACATAATGCCTTTTAATATATTAGAATTTGAAAGTCGAAAAAGAATTGATGAAAGAACTCAAAACAGATTAAATAATATAGAAGAAATACCTCAAGAGGTTAAAATGTGTATGTTTGCTATTATGAACACTATTCAATCTTTTGTAATAACTAACAGAAGCAACGGAATCGCAAACGAAAGTATTGATGGCTATTCTGTTACATATTTAGGCCCTAGTGAGATTCAAAGCGCTCTTGCTAGTAAAAGTGCAGAGATTGAAGATTTAATGTTTTCCTATTTAATAAACGTAGTAGTGAACAATACACCTATTCTATATTTAGGAGTTTAAAATGATTGTTAATAATAGCTTAACTTTGTATCATAAGAGAATTGACTCTAATACAAAGTTAGAAGTTTATGATAGATATTTTTATGAAAAGATATGGTGGTTTGGCGGACAAGGAGTTAGTCTTAATAAAGGCTTACAAAATGTTAATAACGTAATGATACGTATTCCATATGACTTAAATGATATAGATGTTTCAAACATTTCTGTTGGCGATATATTGGTAAAAGGTAGAGTTGATTTAGATATAGAAACACAAGAAGATTTAAATGATTATGAAGTATATATTATTACGAGTGTAAATAACAACACTTTTGGCAATACTCCTCACGTTCACATAGAAGGCAAATAATGTACTTAGAGCCTATAAGTAAAATAAAAGCTAAACTAGGACTTGAGCCTACAGGCCCAGTTCAAAAGTTCTTTACTCAAACGTGCTATAACCATATGGACAAATATGTGCCTAGAGATACAGGAGATTTGGCCTCCAATGTAGAATTGACTGCTGATTCTATAACTTACAAATCTCCTTATGCACATTATATGTATGAAGGTCGTGTAATGGGGCCTAATATTCCTATCACTATGAAAGGCGTATCAGAGCCGATTGGTTGGTTTTCTCCTAAAGGTAAACCGAAACATTACACAGGCAAAAAGATTACATATCATACAGCAGGAACGGGTCCACATTGGGACAAGCGTATGAAAAGCGCAGAGATGAAGCAAATAGTAAAAGAAGTACAAGCATTTTTTAATAGAGGTGGAGTATGACAATAGAAGATAAAAGAATCTCTAAATTAAGAGCGTACTTAATTGGCGTTTTAAATTCTCTTACTCAAAACGCTAAATTTAGTTTAAATGCAAATAACTTAGATAATGAGCCAAACAACTATTCATTAGATAAAATACCTATGGAAAAAACGATTAGCAAATGGGTTATAGGTACTAAGATTCAAAGAGATGTATATTCTTTTAGAAGTAGAACATCTTACTCACAATCTACTATGACTAATTTAAAAAATATGGGATTCTTTGAAGAATTTGAAAAGACTATAGAATCTAATAATAAAAATGGCATATTGCCTAACATTGATAACATTAAAAGTATTGAATGTTTAAATTGTGCGACTATGAACTATGCTGAAACAAACACAGCAGAGTTTGACATACAAATACAAATAACATATTGGGAGGAATAATGAAAATAATAGCGAAAATTAACTTTACTCTTAACGGAAAAAAATATATTGCTGGTGAAGAAGTAAAAGTTGATAAAATAGAGCAAGTTTATAAACTAAATGAGCTTGGCTATATTAAACCTCTTACATACGAAGAATTAGTATTAATTGAAAGACAATTAAGGGAAACACTACTAAATAACGAGGCTAGAAAGAACGATTTTGATGGACATTGATTACACACCATCTGGAATTGAAGAGATAATATCAAAACAATTCGTAAGATTTATAGATACTACTCCTACTACTAATGCTCCAACTTGGGCTGTTGTAGGTGTTGGTGTAGAAGATGGCAATGCTAACATTGAATACAATCCAAACGTTGATAGAATCAAATGGATTATAGATAAGAACTCAAGAACTAAACACTCTTCAAATGATAAACAAATGCCAGTTACTCAAAATTGTCATAAAAACGACCCAGAGTTTGAATTTGTTGAAAAAGGAAGAGATGTACTGGCTTATAAATCACATATACTAGAAATTGATACTTGGAACGGAACTGGTGGAAGTTACCCATCTAAACATACTGATTGTACTATAGTTATTGACACTTATAGTGGAGATACTATTGAATATACAATTTATTTTGATGGAGACCCACAAGAAGGAACTTCTACTATTACAAATGGTGTTCCAACATTTACACCAACAGCAAGCTTATAAAAACTTTAAGGGGTTAAAGAGATTCGTCTCTTGACTCCTTTTTTTAAATTTAGAAAGAGAGAAAAAACAATGCAAGAAATATGGAGAGATATAAAAGATTATGAGGGTTATTATCAAGTTAGCAATTTAGGTAATGTTAGGAGTTTAGATAGAACATTAAAAAATAAAAACGGACTATATACAAGAAAAGGAAAAATGTTGAAAAAACTTATAAATAGCAAAGGCTATTATGTTGTTAATTTGAGAAAAAACTGCACACATAAGATTCAAACGATACATAGAATTATCGCTGAAACTTTTATATCTAATAAAAATAATTACCCTTGTGTAAACCATATAGACGGAAATAAGTTGAATAATTCTTTAGATAATCTTGAATGGTGTACTTATTCACATAATATAAAAGAAGCTTTTAGACTGGGCTTAAATAAATATACATATAAAGAAAATTTTAATCCTTATTATTGGAAAGGGAAAAAAGGTATAGAACATAGCAAGTCAAAGCAAGTTAATCAATATGACTTAAAGGGTAATTTATTAAATAAATGGGGTAGCATAACAGAGGCAAGCGAAAAAACAGGAATTAATTATGCTTATATTAGTTTGGCCTGTAATCATAAAAGAAAATGTGCAGGCAACTATGTTTGGAGGTTTGAAAATGGAGAATAATTATATTCAATTAAAAAAAGATAATATTTTAAGATTAGGAATAAAAGATAGCGAAGGTAATGATACAGGTAATTCATTAGAATTTGACTTTGAAGATGCTTCATTATTCTTACGTTATAACGAAATGCTTGAGAAAGAAAAGAAAAATAGAATATGGCTTAATAATCAATTTTTAATAATTGATAGAAAGCAAGACCATAAAGGCAAAAAACTATTAAGTTCAAACGAGCAAGCTAAATTAGAATCAGTAAATGAATTTTTTAATAGAGAAAAAGAAGTGTTTGATATGTTCTTAGGAGAAGGTGGAGTAGATAAGCTTCTTAACGGCCGTAAAATAGGTTGGACTTCTTTAACAGAAATATCAGATATAATTACTAATCAAATTGCGCCATATTTTGACAAGAGTATGGAAAATATAACAAAAAAAGTAAAAGAATTGTATAAAGATTCTCAAGAAAATGATGTGATTTAATGTACCCAGAATATGTAAAAGCAGGAGATAAGAAATATAAAATCAATACATCTTATAAAACAGCTATACAATGTAATGCAATAGCAGAAGATGATAATATAAACGACATAGAACGTGCTTTAGCTATCATTTACAAGCTTTTTGGCGAAGAGGCTTTAGAAGATGTTGAAAATAGAGAAACGTTGCTAGAAAAAGCTAAAAAATACCTTTCTTGTGGTGTTGATAATGTTGAACAATCTAACGAGCCAAGAGATATGGATTTTATAGAAGATATGCCTTATATAAAAGCTTCATTTATGAGTGATTATCACATAGACTTAAATAAAATAGATATGCACTTTTGGGAGTTTTATGAACTTATTAACGGATT